TTTAGAATTAGAGCACAAGATGATGAAGAACGGTGAAACAGTAACAACTCTGTTTCAAGTTTCACACAAAGATGAATTGTTGGAAAATCCTGATAAAGTTAGGATCATTCAAGGAAGTCCATTAACATATAGTATACATATGAGACAATACTATATGGATTTCAACTATATGTTTCAAAATTGTCGTAAGACACTTGAGCATTGTGTTGGTGATAACATGCTGGGGACTGATTGGAATGACCTAGCTCGTCGGATGATTAATAAGGGTTCCAAAGTATTGGTTGGTGACTTTTCGAAGTTTGGACCCAGGCTCTATACCCCATTCATAGAGCAGGCCTATAAAATCATGGCTGAATGGTATGATTTCAATGGTGGGACTGCGGAAGATCGGCACATTCGTGAACAGTTGGCAAAGAGAGTGATCAATTCAGAAAACATCGCGTACAAGCACGTACTAAAAGTGCAATGTGGTAGCCCGTCGGGTGCCATAAATACGGTTATAATAAATACTATGTGTAACCAAATGTATTTCAGAACAGCTTGGATTGGAATAATGAGTGAAATACATCCAAAGATGGCTCCTGTTCATTACTTTAAGGAGCATGTTGAAATAGCAATTGTTGGGGACGACGTCTTGGCTGTGGTAGACGAAGAAGCTGCACCATACTTCAACAATGAAACAATCCAAAAATTCTTCGCGAAATATGACATCAAATACACCGATGTCAATGACAAGACAACGGGACTCATTAGGAAATGGTGTTCCCTGACCGATGCGACTTTTCTGAAACAAGGTTTTCAGTTATATAAGGATACCGCTGCTCCCGGTGGTATGTGGGTTATTAAACCAGATATGGAAAACATCGAAAACATGACGAACTGGGTTAGAAAACCAAGAGGGCAAATAAATGCGGATGCTCAAAAGGAAGAAAAACTCAAGGCTGCTGCGCTAAATTGTGAAACTGCAGTTCGCTTTAAGTGGTTCGCTGGGAGAACAGAATTTAATCGCTTCCAACGGGAAGTGATTCGTATTTTTAAGAAATACAATATAAAACTACAAACCTACACGTTTGATGGTTTGCAACTTGATTATGGTATACCCTTAAGGTATCATGATAATCGTGCACTTGACTTAGTTACGACTGGGAGGTCAAGTGTA